ACCCATTCTTCTTTCGAATATCTCTCTATCCGATGTAATCAGTTTTTCGGTTTCTGGGGTTTCTATGCTCCGACCAAGAATCCTGCTTGCGTCGCGTCCTGAAGAAAGCTTTGATGGCTCACCATCTTCGTCGGTAGTAAATTCTGTAATCCAGCCAAGTGAACCTAGGTCCAATTCCTCTTCGGCTCTGGTGACAGCAACATAGGAAAGCCTGAGCTCTTGCTCGTCCGGCATTAACACATTGCCGTTTTGGTCCTTCTTCGGTTTTCTAAAGTCTGTCCAGATTTTTACTCTTGGCGATTCCAAGCCTTTTGACGTATGCGCAGTCTGTATATGTACGTATTCGTCTCTGTTTTTAGGTAAATTTTTTCTATCTGTAATAATCTTGTCAAGAGCAACCCGCAACTCTTCAAATGAGTTTTCCGCAATTATCTTTCCAAGCATGTTTAGACGGTTGTTATCGGCGTCTTCAATAGCCTTGTTGAATTCCCTTATATTTGAAATACCGTCAAGGTCTTGGCTTTCCTTTGGCTTCCCGAATATTTTATTACCCTTGCTGTCAGTGTAATATCCACCTCCACTTTCTTTTGTGGTCATGTATTCGATATTGTCAATAAACGAACCAAGGTCATTTTTGAAATTCTTACTACCAAAAACAGTAAGTCCCTTTTTGAAGCTGTCCAGGGTTGCTGCTATTGCACCACCGTTTGAGCGGGTCAGAATCATCGTCGGATTATCTATTTGACCAATTCTTCCATTCACGGGCAAGCCAGATTTGTCTGTCTTTTTGCCAGTCATGCGCTCGTTTCTTCCAAGCAAAGACAAGAAACGATTTCCCATTCCAGCAATCTCTTTGCCAAATCGGAATGAGTCAGTTATTGGCATGTCGTACTTGGCGTAAGCGTCATTTAGCGTTTTGCCGTCGGCGCCGCGCCAGGCATTAATCGCTTGGTTTGTGTCGCCAATGTAAATTCTCTGAATACCATTTGAGCCCTTTAGTATCCCAGCAAACACTGGATTCATATCTTGTGCCTCGTCAACCATGGCAACGTTGACCATCTCGGAATCGCCGATGTCTGGTTTTGTCAGAGCCCACATCTTCGTGATGTGGGTGTTCGTCATTGGGAGCATTCCCTCGCCCTTGCCGCTGCCCTTTGGAGCTACTCGTGGCGTATTCATATCAGCCCACATTTTTTCTGCGAACGGAACAAGTTGAGCAATAATGTCCGGATTATCTACGGCCATTTTCCCGTTGTATGCGCCGTTGAAGTGCTGCTCCCCTATTTCTGTATCATTGCTAATGGCGAAGGCGTCTACTGCCTTAGATACTCTTTTATAGACATCTACTGCCGACAGCTCCTGCCCCTCATCAACCATTGACTTTACACCAAGGTAAGATGCTCGGTCTCCGAATGTCTTTAGTGGTTTGATATGGCCTGGTTCTTGGTCAAAGCTCTTCACTGTCATTTTGGGGTTTATTGAACGCATTGCATTGTATGAAACACCATCCATTGTCATGACGTTGACGTTGTCTGGCATACCCCTCTTTGCGACGTCATCCTTGGCGTTCCTATTGAAGACCAAATACAGAACCCTTGCGGATGGGTCGGTTTGTTTTAGTCTTTCTGCAAAATTGATTACCGTGGTTGTTTTCCCGGTTGCAGCCAATGCAGAAATCTTGACATCGCTGCCGGTCATCATCGCGTCTATCGCTCTAGATTGTTCTTTTGTCGGGAGTGGTTTTTTCTTTCCATTGGCATCGGTCGTTGGATAGTCATATTTTTCGACATCGGCCAGCTCTATCTCTTTGCGCCTAAGACCACTAAATGGTTTTAGGTCTCTGCCCGTCGACGTAGCTAATGATGTTTTTGGTGCGTCATTGCCAGAAGCCCCACCACCGAAGTTATCCCATAAGGGTCTCCACTGGCTGTCGGTTAGTTTTTTTCCTGCGTCAAACTGCCTAACCACGCTTGCCATGTAGCTTTCGGTTTTCCCGTCGGCTTTAAACTTGTTTTTTGTTCTTGCACCGTCTATTAGTCTTTTTTGCGTATCAGGGTCATTCCAGGGTTGTGCGCCAGAAGAAAGCTTTGATGAAGAACGATTGCTTCCTTTCCCGCCGGAGGACAATCTTTCTGATTTTGAAACCTGCTCCAAGAGACTATCTGTGATGCGATTTTTTTCTACCAAAGCACCTACGGTATCGTCGGCCTTTGATTCTTCAATTTCCTTATCCCAATCCATAGTTGGGTCGATGACACGAGAATTGCTTTCTAGGTCAAAATCAAAATCTTGCTCAACAAACTTATCGAGTGTCTTCCCATCTTTGTCTGTTGTTATGAGAACAGTAATATCGCCAGAATACATTCGGGCTGCATTCCCGCGGATGAATTCATTTCTTTCTAGCAGTTCATATCTTGGTTCCGTACCAGATACGACTACGCCCCTGCGACCATCGGTAAGTTTTACCGTGTGTCCGACGAGCTCTGACCCATCCTGGTGGGACATTAATTCATCTTGCACCTCGACATCAAAGTCGAGTTCGGGGTTGTTGTCTCTGCTCCTATTAAACATCTCATATTGGCCTGCACCGTAAGCGGAGATATCCAGCGGTTCGGTGTCTTTTGCCATTTGCTTTTCAAGGTCCGCTACGAACCTGCCACTACCCGAAGTGCGCCCAGAAGAAAGCTTTCCATCTTTGTTCAACTCGTCGTATAGTGGGCCTCCCTTTTTGTATGCGTCATAGTCTGGGCTGGCCTCATATTCTGCTGTGGCTTTCAAAAAGTTCCGCATATCCTCTTCGGACATAAAGTCTTTTATTGCTTCATCAAGGTCGTAATTTGGTTCATCTCCACCGAGGTACCCGTCGTCACCACGGCGGTACTTGTAATCAGATTTTTCAACACCGTATCTAGTGTTCAAATAATCCCAAACATCGTTGGAGTTGGAGTTTCCAAGTTCTTCGGATATTTCGCGCTGCAGCTCGCTAGGTTGAGGACCGCGTCCAAGCACGCCTCGTCTTGGAGTTACAAACGTTTCTTCTGCAGAAAGCCCATCAATTTCCTTGAGGCGTTCAGCTAATATCTCTTCTCGGTTTGGTTTTTCCTTGCCGCCAGAGGAAAGACCAGGCTTTTCCTTTAGAGTTCCATCCGCATTGTGGAGATATGTTTCTTTACCTTTATTTCTCTTGACTCGCTCGAGACGCATCTTCTCAATTCCCTCAGGCGAGAAAAGTCTTTCTCGTGTTGCTCTCGCTCTCTCGATTCGTGCAGCCATTTCCTCATTGGAAATCCCTTGAATATCAGATAATGCTCTTTGACGAGCCCGCTCTTCTGCTCTTTCAGCAGGCGTCAGACCTTCGTCTTCATCATCTTCTGCATCCTCGTCAATTACATCATCTTCAATAACGGGTCTTGGTTTATAGTTCCCGTTTTCATCCCACATCAACCCTGATTCTTCGCCGTCATCTTCATTCTTTATCTCTTCGTATTTCTTGGCTCGGCGGAGGCGTGCTGCTTCGTCTCTTTCTTCTCTGGTTGGCTTCCTCTTATCACCAGAAGAAAGTTTGCCCTCTGAATTGAGTTTGCGAAGTTCTTGAAGGTCAGGTCCACCCTGTGAATCTTCACCTTTTTTCACCTTCTTTAATTTCTTTTTCTTGTCTCCTGCGTCCAAAAGACCAAGGCTATTTAGGCTTTGATTAAGGTTGGCAATGTACTCTTTGCTTCGCTCCCGTACATCTGGATACTTTGCCTTAACATCATCCTTGATGGCGGACTCGATTCCGTCCCAATTGTCGGAATCATCCTTGCTATGTGCATCAATGTAGGCGCCAACAGACCTTATGTAGCTTGAAAACCAGTCGCTATATTCTATTGATGCTTTTGCCTTTTCGTTAAACTTTGCAGGGCGCTTCCTTACGGAGTCGCCATTCCACATAACTCGTGATTGGTTTACGCCAATTTCACGACCACGCAAATAGTCTGAGCTGAAATTGCTGTCGGTGTTATAGCGTGGGACTTCTTGCCAACCAAGACCCTGCTCTTCCCACGCTTTTGCAATTGCTTCGTGGTCTACACGCTTTTGATTTTCTTCGGCGTTAGGAAATTGCTTTTCCATCTCTTCGGAACGGTCGGCATGTCGACGAAGGTTCCTTGTTCCGCTAGAGAGTTTTTCTTTACCATCTGGCTTTGCTGTATCAACCAGCTGACGCTTGGATGGCTTGGGGTTGTTTATTGAACCAGGGCCGTCTGGTGTCGGGTCTGGCTGTTCCCAGCCTGGGATGTTGTCAAACAGAACTCCATTAAGGTTACTGTCTCGGCGCGTGTTGGTGTTAAGGTCTCCACTGGGGACTCCCATGCCGCGTCCGCCACGGCGCTTCTTGCCGCCGATGTTCGGTCTATCTATCGCGCGGCCAGCTATTCTGCGGCCGAGCGCTTTTTCTTCAATACTGCTAGAAGCTATTTTTTTTTTTAAAAGAGCGTAAGCCGAGTTCGTTGCTGCGCTGATTGCGTCTTTTGATTCCTGGTCGAGCGGTGAATTGATTACAATTCCGTACTCGTTGACGGTGGTATCTATTCTGTGGTACTCAAGAACTGGGTCGATTACCGACTTAAAATAAAATGCGTCCTCAAGATTGACAGGAATTACGTATGACTGGTCTTGCGCCAAAAATGAGTCAAGACCCTTCTCCTCGAGCTCTCTCTCTTCTGTGCCCCACTCTTCGAGTGTCTTGTAGGAGCGACGCTTCTTGCGACGCTTCTTAACTGTGTTGCGCAAAGCACCAAGAATAAACTCGCCTGGGTACTTGGCTTCGATGTCTTCGACCATCTTGATTTCATCATCATCAAGGATGTCATTGTATTGTTTTTTGCCAAAGCCGACTACAACGCCATCTGGAATAATTGCGAATCTGCACTTGGCTTCATCTTCGACCTTGAAGTCAAGAATCTTGCACTTACCTTCACCTTGGTAAAGGACGCAGTTTGAGCACTTGACGCCAATGTCCTTTACTTTGTTTTCTGCTGGAGGATAGTATCCGGCCCAAATGCCATCACCGTCTTCATCAAACTTTCCGTACTTGCTGGCAATACGAATAAGCGACTCAGCAAGCTCGCTCTCTTCTGCGCCAAGCTCCGGCTTCTTGTTCTTGTCAGAGCCTTCGTATTCGACAGGCGCCAACGGAACCATAACCATTCCGCCATTGACTGGCTTCATTGCGACAGGCATTGCCATTCCTGGATTGTTTGTTGATGGCTTGCTGGGTTTTGCGACAACACCTGGGATTGGCGAAGGACCAGATTGAACTGCTGGTTTTGGCTGCTCGGCCTGAATCAGTTCTGGCTTGCCAAACATGTACTCACTTCCTGTGAAGTGGTATCCAATTCTGAACTTTCCTTTTCCTGGCTTAACAAAAACAATAGAATTTTCTGTAGCCTCAACAACCATTACTGGACCTGCCGCACGGCGCGAAAGCTCCGCAACAACGCCAGCCAACTGGGGTCCACTTATTCTTTGCGAAACACCCTCGTCGAAAAGTCCGTCCCTTCGGGGACCCTGTGGTGCAGGGGAACCAATAACCATCGGCATCATTCCGTGCATCTTCTCTTCGTCGCTCTTGACAGAGATTGTTCCTGTCAATTGGTTGGCTCCGTGGAGGACTGGGGACACTTCGTACAACTCTACTTCGTAAAGAACATTCGCCTGGAGGTTGTCGTCGTATTGTGCTCTTAGGGTTTTGTAACCGATTGACCACTCTTGCTCTTCGCCAAAGAAAGCTACGTTTGCGAAGGCTTCTTTGCCTTTTTCTGATTGAAGATTAAATTGAACCTTTGCGTACAAACCGCCGATACCAGCCATCTTCATCTTCATTGGAAGTCTTGCATCTGATGCTGGGACTTCGTATATTTCCAATACCTTGCCGATTGGGTCGTTCCAGTTGTGGCCCCATACAACACGAGGCTTACGGCGCTGAAGGCTCTTGGCGAATGCCCCAGTGGCGCAAATGTCGCCTACTGAATCCTTGTTGCCAATTCCAGAAACAAAACACTCAACAATTCCCTGCGCTTCATCAAGGTTGATGAGGCCATTGGACGCCTTGTATTGAATGTTTCCGAAGTTAGAGTTTGGCATAGCGCTCCTTGGTTCTAAACGATATTAGAGGACCAACAAGTGCGCCCACAGCAAGTATTGGTATAAAACAAAATAGTTTCAGTAAATGAATTGGAAATCTGTTGTTTTACTGAAAGTCGCTAGATGAACTGTCCGAACTTCCACGCTCTGCGTGATTCGTCTTCTGCAATCTCAATGTTTTGTTTACCAACCAGATTCGTGTACATGCTCACAAGGGCCCCACGGAAGGATGCCGCCCTCTCTTCTTCGCCCATTACAGAGAGTGAGTTGAACATCATCGAGGAGAGCTGGTTAAAGTTTTCTATGTTAATGCTCTTTATGCGAGCCATTTGAGAATCTATTTGTGCGTCAAGGTCTGATTTATTTATACTTTTTTCAGACTTTTGCCCATATCCCTCATTGTGCATATTGAATGAGTCTTGAATAATCGCCGAGATGACTGGTCGTATGTCCTCGTCCATTTGCTTATCCCAAACCTCTGGGGAAAGAATCGAATCTATTTCCAGGGTGCCCGCGAACAATGACTTCTTAGCTTTTGCGCCGCTTGATTTCTCAAGAACAACTCTTTGCTGTCTCTCGATGACTCGCTCTATGCTTCTGCTGAGTATCTCGTTCCATCTGTTCAGTGCACCCATACTCTTCTCTTGAAGGTCATCTTCCATGGATTTGTACATCATCTGTGATTGCTCTGCAGATGCCGCACCACCAGGTACCGGCTCTGCGGTTGTCGCAACGGCAGCAAGGGCCTCTGGGGGAATCGTGCTTTGCGCCAACTGGTCTGGGGCCGGAGCTTCGGTCTGTGCCAAGGCCCCCTGCATGGTATTCGGGTCAAGCGGAGGCTGCCCCTCCATTCCGGGCATTGGCGCTGGCGGCATTGGGGCACCAGGCATAGGTGCTCCCGGCATTGGTGCACCACCCATCTCTGCGGACGGAGCGGTCTCCATTTTTTTCTTTGTATTCGCGATTGGGATTAGGTTTGGATTCATGAGCAGGGAGTCGGCAAGGTCTGCTTCAACTTCTTTTCTTCCGGAACCTATTCTGTACTCGTTGTTACTGATGAGCCCAGTTTGGAATTCCTGCATCAGGTATCTTTCTCGCTCTTGCTTGTAGAGCTGAAGAATTGGAACCTCGCTGGTGTCAAAGTCGATGTAGTACTCGTCATCTAATTCATCAAGTGAGCGCGCTAGTGGCTCAAGGTGCGGAAGCATCGTCTCCATCCAGAAAACACGTATTTCTTCGCTTGCATTACTAAATGTTCGTCCAGCGGCATTACCAATGACCGACTCCGGCACACCAAATGATGCAAGGATTTCTTCTTTTGTAATCTGTCGCATCTGCGCATAGGCAACATCTCTTGGTGAAGCAGAAGTGTCAACATAGTCAACGCCGTCATCAGCAGAAATAACCGTTGTATGACCTGCTCTTCCAATGTTTCCACGAAATCTGCTCTTCAATTCTTCTTTGTCATCGTCTTCGATTTCTCCACGCAAAACAAGCAAGCCACCAGGTCTACCATCATTGAGCAGGTAGTTTCTGTTGTACAACTTTGCCAAGTTCTCAATTTCAATTGCAACTCCGGCCGATTCGAGCGGTGTTAGCGACAGGTATGGGTCGAGAGGGTGGGGCCTTCTAATCCAGCAAACATCATCTGGTTTCATTATGATTTTTTGACCATATGGCATTTGTACTTCATACCCAGAAACAAATTTCTTTGCATCTGGAATCGGCGCAGTTGATTGAGGCGGCAAAAGGTTGAGGCCAATGATTCTTCCGTCCCTACCGCGAACCTTCTCAATGAATACGCCACGCGTACCGAGTAGGAGTTGAGCCGACATTCTGTATCTAAAAATAAAGGAGTTTTCGCCAACGTTTGATTTGGTGTTGAGAACCTCAAGCAGGGAATTGTTTTTTGCCTTATTGCCGACAAGAATTTCTCCATCTGGGGAGTTGTCCTTGCGCAAGATGATTGGGAGTCTTGCTTGGTTTCCAGCGATTGCGTCGATGCATCTTGCAACCCAAGTAACCTTCTGCATTCCTTCTCGGTATGCACGCTCGACATCCCACGAGTCCCTGTAGGGACGTCCTGCATAGCTAGGGTTCTGCGCTATGGGCGCACCGGGTCCAAGCTCCTTGGATTGTGCGTTTGCGAGCGATTTATTGCTCGATTGATTCCATGCCATATTTACTCAAGACCTAATAGGAAGCCGAAAAAACCACACGCTATGCCTGCCACTATTAATCCGGCAGGTAAGAAAATAAGTGCCGCACCAATACTGGTAAACAGTATAAATGAAATCATGAGCAAGTTGGCGAACATAGCTCTTTTAAATGAGGATTTGATGCGGAGTCGAATGGCCTTAATCCTTAACAGTAGTTTTGACATATCACCTACAGTAGCGCATTCCGTGCTTAACTGTAACAAGAGGCAAATTAAATATGACAACAAATTGGAATCAGGTACTGGAGTATCTCCAACCGAAGATGCCGCCGTTCTGCCCTGAAGAGCCGTCAATAAATCAAAAAGTTTTTTTACGGACCAACTCAATCGAGGCACTTTTTGGCGGCGCTGCTGGCGGAGGTAAATCCTCTGCGTTGCTCATGTCTGCCTTGCAGTATGTCGATGTTCCTAATTACTCAGCAATTCTCTTCCGTCGAACATTCGCCGACCTGTCGCTTCCGGGAGCCCTAATGGACCGCTTCAAGTCTTGGGCGGCGCTCTACGATGACATCCACTGGAACAACAACAGTTACCAAGCGACATTCCCATCTGGGGCAAGAATCTCCTTTGGTTATCTAAACAATACTGGCGACTACCTGCGTTATAAAGGCTCAGAGTTTCAATTTATTGGTATGGACGAAGTCACCGAAATCCGCGAAAGTGACTATAGGTACATGTTCTCCCGTCTGCGCCGCCCAGCATCTGGACCCCTTTCATCGGTTCCCCTGCGCATGCGCTCGGCCTCAAACCCTGCCCCCAATTGGGTTAGACAGCGTTTTATCGTAGAAGGCAAGACCGAGGGCAGAATCTTTGTCCCCTCAAAGCTGACGGACAACCCCGGAATTGACGCTGTTTCCTACCGACAGGCCCTCCAGGCCCTTGACCCGATAGAGCGGCGGAGACTGGAAGAGGGAGACTGGTGGAGCACGACTCTGGGTACCCTTTTTGACAGAACGTCGATGGTTATTGTTGATGACAGCGAAATCCCTCAAATATCATCATCTGCCAGAGTCGTCAGGTTCTGGGACCTTGCGGCAACCGAGCCGAGTCATTCAAACCCAAACCCAGACTATACGGTTGGAACCCTCATGCTCTTTGACCAGGGTGTCGCCTATGTGCTGGACGTCAAGAAGGCTCGCGTCAGGGGCGAAAAGGTCGAAGAACTAATAGCCAGAACCGCCTATGAGGACGGCAAAGGAATACCGATTCGGATGGAGCAGGAGCCTGGCTCGTCAGGCAAGGCCTTGATGGACCAATATGCCAGATATGTTTTGCCTGGGTACGACTTTGCTGCCATTCGCTCAACGGGAGATAAGGTCACTAGGGCTAGACCTTTTGCCGCGGCGACCGCCAATGGCAACGTGAGGGTCGTACGTGGAACCTGGCTATCGGATTGGCTGGATGAGTTCTCCTCATTCCCAGAGGCCTGCGACCACGATGACCAAGTGGACTCTGCTGTCGGAGCCTTCACACATTTAACTGGCCTCGGGTTGCCACAGCGAGGAAGAATCGCTATAGTCGTGTGAGATAACTACACAAACCTAATAAGGACACTACTAAAATGACACCAGAAAGAATGCTTGAAGTTCGTCAATACCTCCTTGCTCTAAGCCAGGAGCTTGATAGTTACGTTGATTCAAATCCAGAAACAAATTCTGCTTGCAATATTCTGTACGAGTTAAATATGGTCAAACGGGATATTTCAACCATCTACGATTCCTTCTCTGTGGCCGTTGGCCAACTCATTACCGACGGGAAAGATGTCCAACTAGATAACGGTGGCGTAATTGAGAAGAAGGTTTCGTATGAGCGTCGAGCGTGGCAGCACAAGGACCTTGCGAGCGTCGTAGCGCAAAAACTGGTGAGAATGTCTGTTGATATTGACACGGGGGAAATCATCAAATCGCCCGAAGAAATAGCAATGCAGGTTCTTGATTATGTGCAACCATCATACTGGAGGGTCAAAGAACTTTCTGGTCTTGGAATTAACGTGGACAACTACTGCGAAACTGGTGTATTAAAAACAAGCATTATCGTTAGAAAGGGCAATGCAAATGACAATCAATAACACCTATCAATCCCTGTCGGAACCATTTCCAGCAGAAATGGAAAAGCGACTCAACAAAGGTGGGGCCAACCTCATCTACATCCCAGTCAGCGAGGTCATCAACCGAATGAACAAGGTTCTTGGCGTTGAGAACTGGTCTTTCACGGTTCATAGTTGGCAGCAACTTGGGACATCGATTGTCGCTCACATCCAGCTTCAAGCAAAGATTAACGGAGAAACCGTTCATCGAGATGGCGTTGGTGGGCAGAAGATTAAGATAAACAAGCAGGGCGAGCCTGTCGACATCGGCGACGAAGTCAAAGGCGCAGTTTCTGATGCACTCAAAAAAGCAGTCCAAACACTAGGTGTTGGCCTATACCTCGCACGAAGCGAAGATGCAATCGAGATAGAGCAAGTCATGGACAGCGAGATGGAAGCAGAGGCACGGGTGACACCTGAAGTTTCAACCAAATGGGATACCTTTATGGGAATCGCAAAGAGTCTCTCTTCAGAAAAAAGAGAAAAGCTGAATGAGTACTGGAGCACATACAGTAACGGACAGCCAAAACCAAAGCGCGAGACTGTTAGTGAGGACGCCCTAGACAAGCTCATAGCGGAAGCCACAAGGCTTTCATTCGGTGGGGAGTACGTGGTTGTAGATGCCGAGTGAGCTAAAGGCTCCTGACTACCTGTCGCCATCTTCAATTGGCACATTTAAACAGTGCCCGCAGAAGTTCAAGTTCAACAAGATTGACCTAATACCCGACCCATCAAACCACTGGGCGGTATTGGGTAATTTTGTTCATGACATTCTCGAAGAGATGTACAAACTCCCAGCAGAATTGCGGACAATTGTAAACTGTCGTCCACTAGCAAAACAAATATGGGACGACAAGTGGGCGGAAGAAGCATTGAAAGTTGTTGACGGATTTAAGGTCACTTATAAAATAACCTCATTAAGTGACGCCGAAGCACTAAACAAGTTTCGTTGGGCTGCTTGGTTCTGTGTTGAGAATTTGTGGAATTTAGAAGACCCACAAAAACTTGAGCCGACAGGACTTGAATACGAGCTGAACGGCGAAATAGCTGGAGTAAGACTTCGTGGCTTTATAGATAGGTACAGTCAGACTGACGGAAAAATGTCGCTAACTGTGAGTGATTACAAAACCGGAAAGACGCCAAAGTACGACCTGGATGAAAAGTTCTCTCAGCTTTTAATCTACGCAAAACTTCTCATCAATCTTGGGGTTGGTGATGTTGACCAGGTTGAGCTCCTGTATCTAAAAGATGGCGTGAAACTGACACGAGAAGTAACCCAATCTGAAATAATAAAACTTGAAGAAATGATTCAAGAGACCAAATCGCAGATAGACGAAAAGTGTCGAACCGGTGAGTTCGAGCCAAAAACATCGTTTCTGTGCAATTTTTGTAGCTACAAACGTATATGCCCAGCATGGAGAAGATAATGATGCTCAACGATGATGCATTCGCACGGATGTTTGCCGAGGAGGTCAAGAACAAGCTTTCCCCTCTCCACAAAAAGCAACTAATGGACAAAGACAATTGGAGCAGGTGGAGGGACGCGCTTCTTTTTTTATCCGAAAACCTAAAAGAGCAAATCGACGAAATAGAATACGATGCTCAAGCCGATGACGCCAGATACACCGCACTCGGAAGAGATGGCAACAGACTTGCGATTGAAGCAAGAGCGGCGTATGACTCAAAGCTGAAAAAGGTCAGCAGGTTTAAATTCCATGTTGACAAGCGTCTTGACGAAGTTGCTGCAATGATTGAGACTGGTGACGAAATATCTTCAGATGGATGGGAGCAAGTTGATTTCTACAAGAGAGCGATTGCCACCCATCGTGCAATGTTGAGAGACTACGACCTTGAAGAAACATCAATCGATAGGGCTCTCTGGGCAACCCTTGAAAGCAAGTGGGAGTTTGACCAGATTGACGTTGAGAATCTCTAACTAAGGTGAAACCTAGAAAGCCACTCAAGAGGGGTAAACCGCCAAAAAGAGGCGCTCCCCCAAAGGGAACTGGTTCAATAAATAATAGAAGCAAAAAGCAATCTGAGCTTTATGAACTACGGCGTCCATTTGTGGAAAAAATTCTTAGCGAACGACCGCTCTGTCAGGCTTGCAAAGTTTTTGCACAGCATGATGAAAAAGTAACTTTTATCCAAAAAAATAGTACGGATGTTCACGAAATAATTCGTCGCTCGCAGGGTGGTTCGATACTTGATGAGGACAATGTTCTTGCAGTTTGCAGGCCGTGTCACACCAGGATTGGCAACTACCCACAACTTGCTTTTGATTTGGGTTTAGCAAAACATGGTTGGGAACGTTAGTTTTTGACATAAAAAAAGCACCCCATCCAAAATGAATGGGGTGCTTTATTTACTAGAAAGTCTAATTAGCCTTCAACTACAGTGAAAGCAACTGTCATGTTTGAACCAGCAGTGCCCGAACCGACAGCTGATACATCAAGACTTACCAAATCGCCTTGTGCGAATTGGACTGTGCTTGTTGAAACAGCAGTTCCACCAGACGAAGCCACCGAGGAAACGTTTTCATTTGTCTTTGCGTACGAGAATGTTGTGGTTGAACCTACAGCGGTGATTGTGTGGGTTCCGTCGAATGGACTACCTACACCGGCCACTCTCACAACATCGCCCACCTTGTAGCCATGTGCTGCTGTAGTGAGAGTTGCCACGTTGCTTGTTAGGGCCTTGTTTGTGACTGCATAGGACGCCGTGTTCAAAGAACCTGCATCCGAAGTTCCAGCGGCAGCAATTGAGAAAGCTGCAGCGACTCCAGAACCGACTTTGAGGTCTGCGGTAAGTGCCGAACCTGCTGGGGCTGTGGTTACGGCTACGTAAGCGCCGGTGATAGAACCAGCAAATGGCATGGCCATTGTAACGATGCTAGATGTTGAGAGCCCACCAGCAATGTTCATTGTGATGGTTGTTGGGGCGAGTGCTGCTGTTGACATTTTTCTCCTATGTAGAAATTGGGTACGCAAAAAGTATACATTGTAAAACTTAATTCGGGAATGAATATTAAAAAATTTATTCAAAGTTAACTCTTGAAAAACTTTTTTACAATTAACACTTTCAGTATTTATTACGGGTGTATTGTTGTAATCCTTAGGACCGTTATAGGTGCGAAAGTCGGGTGGGGAGACTCACTCGGCTTTTGCATGTTCACTACTATTTACTTTATTTTTAATAATAAATGCTTTACTATTTAGCTTTAATAAATAGTGTTAATCTTTTTCCATCTAGCCAATATCTCCTCCGAGTGGAAGAAGGGCAGGTGGTCAATAGGTCTAGTAGCGAAAGCTACGGCAAATCGAAGACTCGACTGCACGCCACCTGCGTCACTCGACAAACCCGCTGAACCGGCTAGTTGTTCGGCGGGTTTTTGCTTTTATGGATTAGTATCTGTCCGTGAATATCAATCTACTCGGGCTCGACCTTTCCTTGACGTCCACTGGGTATGCTCACAACGGCAACACGGGCGTCATCTCGACCAACGAAAAAGGCGTCCAAAGGCTTAAAACAATTTCTGAAACAATTAAAAAAATAGTTTTAGAAAATGATGTGGACGTCGTTATCGTGGAGGGTTACTCATTTGCTTCCCGTAGCGGACAGGCCTTTTCTATTGGAGAACTTGGTGGGGTCGTGCGGCTCTGCCTATTTGAATTGGGCGTTCCGTTCGTAGAAGTGCCGCCAACCTGTAGGGCTAAGTTCGCTACCGGCAAAGGTAATGCATCAAAAAACGAAGTTATTTCTGCCATCTCTGCCAAGACCGGAATCACATGGGGCAATCCAGGAGCAGACGATAAATGTGATGCCTGGATTCTTGAGGAAATGGCTCTTGCTTTTATGGAAAAACCTAGATTTTCTTGGCCAGCAACGAATATGTCAGCCCTGGACAAAGTAGATTGGAGCCCACTACAAGTGAAAGGCAATATATGAGAAGCGCACCTATTAGTCAGGTTGAAATCGAACAAGAAATGCTTCGCCTTCTTGGCGAGCTTGAAAAAGAGACCGAAGCATTTGAAGTGCTCGCCGTTGAGGCAGCAAAAAAAGAAGCGAGATATAAGTCGAACTGGGCAAAGGAATATCTTGCTCGCTCTGGTTCAATCAAAGAGCGCGAGGCTTGGGCCGACTACAAACTTGATGACGTAAATTATGAGTACAAGATTGCCGAAGCTCTCGTTAAAACAAAACGCGAAGCGCTACTATCCTTACGAACCTCGATAGACGCAATGAGGACGCTAAACGCAAACGTGAGAGTACAGGTATGAGTGGAATACATCCTTCTTTAAAATCGCTTGCCGTCGACATAGACACGCTTGACTACCTTGAGGGGAATCCACGAATAGGGAATGTTGAAGCGATTATGGCTTCGTACACGGAGTTTGGTCAGGTAAAGCCAATCGTCGCTAAAAAAAACGAAGATGGAACTGCGACTGTTATTGCAGGAAATCACCAACTTGAAGCAGCGGTCAATCTTGGGTGGGAACAGATTGCGGTTATTTTTTTAGAGGCCGACGACAAGAAAGCAATTGCTTTTGCGCTTGCCGACAACAGAACGATGGAGCTTGGATACACCGAGCCAGAATTACTAACAGACATGCTTCTCGAAATTAGCGAGTACTACCCAGACTTGCTTGACGGACTTGGTTGGGATGAATTTGAACTTGCATCGATGGAGAGCGACATGATAATCGAGCAAGCGAGAGCAGACAATAGGGACGAAGAGGTTCCACAGACCAGGGAAGAGGCAGCAGAGCAAAAAGTTTTTGATGACGCTGTTGACTCGATAAAAGATATGGTTCAAAGAGATGATTCTGGAGAAAACAGAATAGTCGCCAACTCAAACCTCGACCATTCTGATATTGCTACTCGTGGTTCTACTGTTGCTGTTCCTGGCTCTGCTCCTCAAGCGGCAGTTCAATACACAATTGTTTTCGATAACGCAGACCAACAAGCACAGTGGTACAAGTTCATAAAGTGGCTTCGTTCCGACCCGGCTGTTGATGGCGATACCACGGCAGAGAAGTTGATTAGTTTTATCGACCCTCACATGCCATGACCCGACAAAGAATGTTCTTGAACATTTCGTGTGTGGATGCTGCGCGTCAAAGAATTAGACATGTATATGACCAGTTTGACACTGTGTGTGTACAGTTCTCTGGGGGGAAAGACTCAACCGCTGCTTTGCTGTTGGCAAAGGAAGTTCACGAGGAGCGTGGGCTTGGACCAGTCAAAGTTATTTTCAGAGATGAAGAGATGGTTAGCCCAAAGACAATTGAATATGTTGAAAGAGTAAGGAACTACGACTGGGTAGATATGGAATGGTATTGCCTTCCATTCATTGCCGAAGTGTGGGTTCTTGGAAGACGTGAAAGAATCCTTCTATGGGGCGGTGTTCGTGGTGCTGCTGGCAAATGGGTCAGGGACATGCCGTCATGGGCAATAAGCGCCAAAACTCTTGGGTTAAATCCAGCAATGTCGCTTCCAGAGCAAACCGACTACTACACAATGCAGGGCAAGGTGGGCAACGTTGCATTCATTACCGGCGTACGTGCCAGCGAGTCAATGGTTCGATATCGGTCTATTGTTCAGAAACTTCACGAGAACTACATCGTTACTCCATACAAACTCAAGAGAGGCATACCGCTCAAGTTTGCAAAGGTTATTTATGACTGGAACACAGATGATGTTTTCAAGTTTATAGTAGAAGAACACGGCTCCGACTACTGCGAGTACTACGACCTTGCAGCCCTTACAGGGAGCAATACAAGAGTTGGTATCCCACTTCACTCCATTGCCATCAGAAGAATCGGAGATGTCGTCGCCACTGAGCCGGAGTTCTACGACAAGCTTGTTGAGTGTTTCCCGCACATTGACGCTCAAAGAAGAATATGGAAAGACTTCGATGTTGAGAAGTTGATTTCCAAGTATGCCAAGGATGGTTTTACTGGTGCATCAAACTTTATTAATGATTTTATTATCGGCGAAGAAGCAGCTCGTTCTGCAAGAACTTTTGTTGCAAAGTTTAGACAGAAGCAAGCAACAGACCCAGGCGGTTATCCACTCAATTACCTGATTAGAACTCTTCTCCTAAACCAGTTTGACTCAAACTCACCAACACCAGTTGGCCCCAAGACAAAAGCTCATGCCGTAAGAACCATTGAATCGACAGAGGAACAAAGTGAAACATTTGAATATTAATTACGTAAAGGCAAGCGAACTGAAGATTCCAGAATGGAAAGCGACATACATACTTCGCCCAGACCTTCTCGTCCTTTCTGCTTCGCTCATGGAGTTTGGATTCATCGAGCCAATCCATATTCGCACCTCAACCAAGGAAGTAATTGACGGTAGCGAGAGACTGCTTTTATTTTTGAATGTTTCCAGAATTGCTGATGTGCATGGAGACATGATTCCGGTTATAGAGCACGATTGCGATGGGTTGACAGCAATGATGATGCACCTACGCCTTAATAGGGGCCGTGGGAATCTGGTCGCAAAAAAGATTTCGAATATTATTCGGAAGTTAAAGCAGTCCGGCAAGTATAACCGCCATGATTTCGATGCCCTCCTGTGTATGAAGACCGACGAGTTAGAGGTCATGCTTGAGGCCTCAATCATCAAGACAAGAAAGATATCCGAACACACATATTCCCGTGCATGGGTTCCCATTGAGGCCCCAGCGGGCACGGTTGACAACAGCCCTGTTGTGGAAAGACCACCGAATTTAGACAGATGACGATGATATAATGAATTTATTAATCCGTCCAAAAACAAGGAATAATTAATATGCCACAGCCAATTCAGGGACCAACACTTGCCGACGTGGAATCCAATATCCGCGAGAGAGAGAAGGCTATAAGAGGGGGCAATAAGGGCAGAATATCCAAGGCAAAATTGGCGGAACTAAAAAGAAACAGTGACAGCGCGGGTGCGACACAGAGGGAAAAAGCTAGACAGCGTGCCATCTATAAGGAGATGCGCAAGTATCAAACCGGCAAGAAGGGTGAACCCACAACAAGAAGATACAACGCCCTCTTTAATGAGTCCGCCAGAATTGCAAAAAGAGCTAGAAAGCGAGTTGCCGAGAAGGAAGCCGCAGCAGTAAAGAAGGCCGCAAAAGTTAAAGCGGCCAAGAAAGCCGTAAAGAAGAGGGCCGCTACGGCCAAAAAGGCTGCGAAGAAAACAGCACGACCAGC